GAATTGTTAAAAAGGCGTTAATGATACCACCGACAAAATTGTAGAAAAATCCTTCAATCCATCCCCACAGTACGCTGAATTGGTCTGAAATACGAGACATTGATTCCGTTGCGAAGTCCTCGTTTTTAATCGTAACGTCAGCAAAAGCCTTCATGTCGGAAGTGCCGCGCTTGATTGCCGGAAGCAACTGCTCGTAAGACGATCCCAGAAGAAGGTTACCGTAATAGGCCAAGGTTGCGGCGTCGGTACCCGCCTTGTGCGCGCGCGAAAGAGCGTACATGGCGTCCTGTGCTGTCATGGTACGGTCTTTAAGTTTATCTAGGTCTAGTCCGAGTTTAGCCGCCGCAACATTGAACTCACTTCCACGAATCTGCGCGGTAGCCATCCGCTTATTGAACTCATAAAAGGCGCCAGCAAGAGTACTTAAACTGATACCAGTAGATTTTGCGTAACCTTCAAGTTTAGATAATTCACCACCAGATAGACCAGTAGCATAGGATAGATTACGGAACTCTACCGCTTTTTGGATAAGTTTTCCGACACCTTCAATTACTAGGTTTACAGCGGCGGCGATAAGTTGCCCTTGTGGCCCGAACATCTGCCCAATACCGGAAACAAGACCAGTTAATCCGCCCTCGACGCCAGCCCTTAAAAGGTTGGCAAACTTACCTTCACCTTTGCTACCAGCGGCTTTGTTGATGGCATCGTCCATACCCTTCACGAAAGCCGTAGCGTCAGCGCCAATGTATACTGTTAGATCGGTGCCAGCCATTAGTTCTTATGTTTGGATTTTTTGTAGGCTTCAATACGATCATTAAACTTATCTAGTTCCTTTTCCTCATCAGTAGAAAGAACATCAATCTTTGCGCCGTTATAGACCGCATGCGAAATGGACATCCACACGGCTTCACCTTCCGGCATCGTCCACGCTTCTTCAAGCGAACAACCATTCCTTACGTTATTGGCCACACAGGATAGCGTCCAAGGGATGTTCTCACTTTTCTTATTGTTATCCTCTTTATTCCAAAGTTTGGGGTAAGAGCATGAGTTGGTAATATGACCTAGGATGAACCCTGCGGTGCGCGCCAAGTTGAAACGGCTCTTGTTTAACAGCCACACCCACATGCGTTCCTGTAAGGACAGGGACTCATGGATTACAGATTTGTCGTAGGTGTTAATGATCTTGATTGCCCAGATTACATCCTTCGCGCTAAAAGACCTGTCGTCCGGCTTTAGGAACGGTGAGTCAATGGACTCCAAAAGAACACGATGCCGAAGGCAGAATGGAAGCAAAACCTTGCCGCACACCCTATTGGGCGCAGGCAGGGCTGTGGTAGCCTTGATAAACCGAGTGTCCATACTCGGAAACCCGTTAGGGTTAGATTTGCTCGTACTTGATGCCCTTCACGCTCACTTTACGGAAATCCTTATTGGTACCCTTGTCGTCGATAGACTTTAGGATGTAGGTAATTCCGTTGTAGGTGAACTGGGTGCCGTTTGTGGGAAGAACGTCGGTTTCCAACAGGACTCCGTCGAGGCTGATTTCAGTCCGGCGGTCGTCAAGACGGTCGGTGATCACACGGCCATCTTCGTCGGTAACTTCAACATCGAGCGCGAAGGACTCGGTAATGCCATCGCTTTGGATGGTCATGTAGGTTTCCGTACCCCGTAAACCGAAGAAGTGCGCCACGCCGTAGTCGATAGAAGCCATAGTAGTTCTTTGAGTTTAGCCGAATGTCAAGGGGCAGGGGGGGCTACGGCAAATACCGTGAAATCAAGGACGTTGCCATAGCGGCGCTGGCTCATGCCTTCGTCGTCCGAGTTAATCCACAGGTCGTAGATTTGGCCATCTGTGGCTGGGGTATACAGGGCTTTGACGGCATCGTCGTCATTTAGCAGGTTCATTACCTCTTGTACCCGCGCGCGGTGGGTATCCAGCGTCTCGTCATCGGCAGACGAGTAAACGTACACCTTGAGGCTGATTTGGTAGTTACCAAGGGGGTGGGCGCCAAGGGCATCTGCGGCGGTAGCGTTTTCGGCGTAGACGATGATTTGGGGCAATACGCGCACCTCATCCGCAATACCCTTGTGGACGGCGACGCCGGGGATGCCAGCGGCGATGTAGGGAGTCAGTTTGGACTCCAAGATGCTACGGATTGAATAGAATGGGGTACTCATGGTTGGGTAGAGATGGAGATGCCTTTAAGTTTGTTTGCCGCCTCAAGAATCCTGCCACGGTTTCTGTCACCCTTGAGGATTTGGATAATTTGGTTTCGGAGCGCAAAATGGCGGTAGTTACGAGCCAAAGCAAAAAGGTGCCAAGCCTGCGAGTGTTTACGGGCAATACTGTTTCCGATAAGGACTCCCGGCTTATCGCCAGTCAGTTGCTTGTTGCAGATTGCCGTAGAGGAACCCTGTTCGGTAATCCATTGGGCTTGGCGCATCTTTCCAAGCATTTGACCTGCCCACCACCAGCCAGACTTGAGTTTACCTACGCGCTGTTGGACTTTCTTGACGTATCTGGCGACCATCTTGAAGTCCTCGACGTAGACCTTTTCAGAAGTCTTGCTTTCGTTGACTCGGTAGTGCGGGGAGCCGCGCAATCGCCTATGGATACGATCCAAGTCTCCCATGTTGGGCTGAAGGTAGAATGTGGCCTTACGGGACTTAGCGCTACTCTCAACCTGTTTAAAGTAATCCCAATGAGTAGTGGACGTAAGCCATACCCCATCGCGCTTGGCGATGTCGAAGATGTAACCGGGTTGGTGAGGCTCTGGGAGGGCCATCTTCTGGTTCATCCATGCGGCAAAAACAGAAGGGTTGCCATACTTGGCTACCGTACCTGCTTGGGCTTGGGGTAGGGGGGCAAAAATCTTGCGAATGTCGCGCTCGGCAGAAGCGCGCCCTTTATTGCGAGCCTTGAGGGTAAAGCCTCCGCCTACCTTCTGACCGCCTGTAGACGGCTTTGACTCAAACGGAGGGGTAAAGTCCACCATGTCACGGCACATTAAGCGCGCCTGTTCCTTGACCACATTGGCAAGGGTCTGCTTTACAACCGATGCGTAGACAGCAATAGCCCTGCGTAATTCGGCATTGTCTACCCTTACGTCGCGCTGGGCTGTTGCGACAACCGCCATTACTGGACGAGGGTTTGCACCTTGCAGATCACCCAAGCCGAAGGTGGGCGGTCATTGACGGCCATGATTCGGTATTTGGTAGTATTGAACTCAATGATGTTACCCTTGGCAATTAGACCAACATTGGCGACCGCATCGGTACGCTTGAACTTGATGTCAAACGCCGCGCTGTCCACGAAGCCACCAGTTTCCAAGTCCTGCATGACCATGGGTGGCCCCATAAGGGCATTGAGAGCCACGGGCGCGCCGGAAGGCACATTCTTTACCGTGACCGCCTTGGGGATTTCAGCGAGGATTTCAGCGGCATCAGCCGCCCATTCAGACTGGATGCTCATTTGAGTTTAGCCCGATGTCTACAAAAGGAGAAGCCCACCCCCTTTCGGAGATGGGCCTCTCGGCATTTGCGCGGCGGGGTCTTGCGCTGACCCCTAAACTCGCACCTCGATTACGAGGTGAAGGCGATGCGCTGGAGAGCGTTGGGGTTACCAACAGCCGAACCAACGAGCCAGAGAGCGGACATATTGTGCTTGCCCGTCTGCCAGTTGTACCAGTAGCGAAGCGCGAAGGTGAAGCCCGAATCCGGGTCGGTCACATTCATCTGTTCGCCACCACCCGTGGTCGGGGCGGCAGGGACGCGCGTCACGATGACTAAGCCTTCCTTGCAGGAAGCCACGCCATTGAGATCTTCGTTGAAGGCGGTGCCGGAGGTCGGGAAGCCGTTGTACTCGCTGACAGAGAAGCCGTGAAGGTTCTTGCTGATGGAGTTATTCTGGATAACATCGCTGTTACCGTACGAGAACGTCTGCGCGACAGAAGCATCCTGCACCAACTGACCCAGAGCGTCTGGGGAGAGGAGCAACTTGCGACCCTTGTGAGGAAGGTTAGCCTTGGTCAACTCGGTAGCGGCGTTAGCGATAGCAACACGGTTGAAGTTAGCCTTGGCGCCAGAGTAAGCGGCAGTAGCGAAGTTAGCCACAGTCACCTTGGAAAGCACTTCGTCGAACAGAGACTTCTGGACGGCGTTGGCGATCGGGGCGAAGAACAGGCGACGGAGGCGTTCCAGCGAGAGCGTGGAGGCTTCGTAGTCGGTGAAGGCGACATCGACATACTTGAGGTCGGCGATGGTCACGGGAACGTCCGTGGAGACGGCATTGGCCGGAACGAAGCCGTTGGCGGCGTCGAAGGTCGTAGCGGTGAACGAGTCAGCATAACGGGTATGAACCGTGGTGCCGCGCTCGGCGACGTAGGAACCGAAGTCCGTCACGGCAATTTCCGTGAGGGGTACGAGTTCCGGGACGAGGGTGCGGAGGGATTCTTCCGCAACCAGTTGGAGGGTTAAGCCTCCGATAGCATTAGCCATAGTAGTTTATTATTTAGGGTTTGAAGGGGAAAATTAAGAGACGGTACCAGTCACCTTTTCGTACTGACTTGAGGAGATTTCAGTACGGTAGCGATGGGTAAAGCCGATTTCATAGTTCATCGGGCCACCGGGAGGGGAGGTTTCCGTGAGTTTGATACTAAAGGAAATCGTGGTGACGCCGCTGTTAGCGTCAGCGTCAGTAACAATAGCCGCCCAGTTGTCGGTCAACAGGGTGCCGAGTTCGGCAGTAAGGGTAGCAGGGAGTGCCATGGTAAATTAGGCGAGTTTGAGGACACGCAGGATGGAAGCCTTATTGCGGTCAAAGAACGCTTGCTTATCCTTGGTGCCTTGCTTCATCGCAGACCATTCAGCGACGATCTCGTCATCAGACTTGGAGGCGGCGGTTGCTTCACCGGGGGTGACTTCCACAGGGAGGACGCCAGCGTCAGCGACGATGTTTGCGGCCTTCTTGCCTGCGGTTTCCTGCGCGGCGGCGATACGAGCGACATCTTCCTGTGCCTTCTTGGCAAAGGCTTCAGCGGATGCCAACTTGTCGGCCATGTCCTTTGCTTGCGCGGCGAGTTCGACGAAAGCGGCTTCCTTGGAGGAAATTGCGGCAGTCATCTCTGCGACCTTTGCGGTGAGGGAGGCGACTTCGCCAGCCTTGGCTTCAACTTCGGCAGTCTTGCCCGTGAACGCTTCCTTGAGGTCGGTGTACAGTTTTTCGAGGGTCATCTTGAGTTTAGCCTAATGTCAACGAGACTTCTTGTCATCCGTGTCCACAGGGGGGCAGGACTCGTCTGGGATTTCGGGTGCTTCTTCATCGTCATCCTCGACTTCCTCATCCTTGTCTCCGTCCTTTTTCTTTTTCTTCTTTTTCTTACCCTTGGACACAGGGGCTACGCCATCATCCTTTTCGCCCTGTTCTGGGCTTACGTCGGCGGCATAGGAAGCGGTCGATTCGACCGAAGGCTCTTGGCGCTCAAGGTTGGCGTACACGTCCGCGCCGATGTGCATAAGCAGATCGTCAAGGGTGTCCTTAATGCCCGTTACAAGCATCTTGGTGGCGGCTTTGCGACCAGACCAGCATTGACCCTGCATGTCCTTGATGTCGGCCATGGAGCGCTTACGCATGATGTCGCCGATAAACCAAGCATGGGTATCGGCAACGTCGTCCTCAAACAGTTTACGCTGTTCTGTGGACATCTTGGTTCCGGGGAATCCCGCGC